ACAACGCAACCCCAACTCCTGGAGCACCAGCTTCAATAATGGTGCTGCCATCGCTGCTGCTGGTAAGTAACACTATGGATTATCCAGTATGGCCCGAAGACGATGGCACTGATCGGCCTCGCAATCCCTACAGCCCTCAATGAGCGATCGAATCGAAACTTACATCTACGAAAGTCCCGACGGTGGCGACACTGTGTACCGACGCCGGCCAGGCAGTGTCGACAGAGAAATGATCCAAGAAGGTCCTCTACGGAAAAAAATGTTACGCAATCAACTCTGGCAAGATATCGTTGCATCAGCCGAATCCGATCCTGTATTAAAAGACATGCTGGATCGGATAGAAATATATCATAGATTAAAGGATTCGCCTTAGGACCGTTGACCCTACGGTGAGTGGGCGGCTGCTGCCCCAGATCCTGGATTCGCTACCCTTGGATCGGAAGTGAGCATACATAATGTCATGCAAAATAATTCTACCATGTTGGTTCCGATGTCGCAACAAGGTCATAGACAACAAATAGATTTTACATACGTTGAATGGCTCCGTGATCTCAGTGGAGATGTTTTTTTTGCATTATGGCAGCGATGGCCAAGCTTTGATCAACACAATGATCTGCCATTAGGGCATGACCTTTATGTGATATCATTTCATCTTGAACCATTGGACATAGATTGGTTATTGGTACAAAGTGGTCGATTGGATGCTCCTATCATTGTATTATCGGATAGTGAGCATGAAGATTTTCTTTGGCCAAACAATGTGCATCAATACCAATACTATCATTGGCATCATCAGATTGACAAAATCAAACGCTGGTTCCCTTCGCCAGTATCAAAAAACATCGCATATAAAGCCAGTGCATTTTGCAATCGAATAACACAGAGCAAATTATGGATTTTTACGGCATTGGCGGAATATTTTGGCAAAGATCATTGTCTCTTGAAACTGGATGATTGGTTGGAAGAGAAAAATGTGCACCATAGAGAACACACAGGACAAAAACAACTAGATGATTTGGCAGATGTATTTTGGACCAAATACTGGGGCCAGCGATACAGTATTGATTCGTTTGATAACACCACACAAAATTACCAATCTTTCACAGCCAATCCCTGGTCTAAGGCCTATCAAGAAGCCGCTGTGCATTTTACCAATGAAAGTTTCCATTACAGCCTCATGGATAATCATATCGTTCCAGGACCGTTCCTCACTGAGAAAACACTGAAATGCCTGGTGGGAGGCACTGCTTTTGTTCCAGTGGGCCAGTACAACACTTATGGTAGTTTGAAAAAATTAGGATTAGAATTTACATACGGTTTTGATTTATCTTGGGACAACGATCCTGGTAATCTTACCAGGATGAGGTCTATTGTGAATTTGATACAACATCTATCAAAATACACTGCACAGGAATTGTTTGAGATGACAGCAGCAAGCACGACTCATAATAAAGATATTGTTTGGTCCGGAAAATTCGGGCAGCAATGCCAGATGCACAATGATTTGGTTAGGAACAAAATACTAAGCCAGTTTAATCATTGACAATATGAAAATTTCCACGTAAAATTGTACAAAAGGAGATCCACATGGACAAAAATTTTTCAGCAGAACAAAAACTCAAACTCACCCAGATCATCAACGAAGGCATGCAGGTCATGCATGAGATTGAAACGCTCAACGGTGGACTTTCGGACACCATAAAGGCTGTGGCCGAAGAACTTGAGATCAAACCCAATATCTTGAAAAAGGCCATCCGCATCGCTCACAAAGCTGAGTTTGGCAAAGAGCAGCAAGATCATTCCTTGCTAGAGAATATTCTTACCACGGTAGGAAAGACACTTTAATTTGATGTTTAATCAGAGTGAGATAGACAGTAAAGATCAACTCGATTGGAGACGCCAACGCACAGAAATTTATGAACGTCTAAGGTCTTTTTGTGCTAAAAATCAATTTGGGTTTGCTACAGATTTTAATCTAGATTGGTTTTCTTTTTCACCGTACAAATCTTCGGTTTACTGTTTGATTTTTGATCTGATTCCGCCAAAATTTCAATGGGAAAAAGTAAATGAAATCTGTAAAAAACAAAATAAAAAGATCTATGTTGTCACAGACAATTTGCTAGATTGGAAAGATCTAGACAATGTAAAATTTTACTCTTTCTATGAAATTTTGGGCATCACTGCTAATTTTTGCCAAACAGATGTGAGAGTAAAACATTTTTCTGCTCTTTATAATTGTTTTATACAGCGTACCGACAGTGTAAGGCAATCTTGGCTTTACTTGTTGTACCATAAAAATCTATTACAGAAAGGCTATGTGAGTTATCTGCTGAAACAGTTGGTCAGATACTCAGGCAAAACAGGCGTAGATTTATTTGATCATATACATTTCTATTACGGGTTAGATCAATTACCACATTTTCATGCGTCATATTTAGAACTCCGCCCATTGGTTCCCTATCGAAATTTTGACGAAATTGGAGATCTTGTTCTACTCACAAGAGAATCTAAATACAATCTAATACTAGAAACATACGCCACAGAAGACGACACAGGACATTACTGCTTTACAGAAAAATCGCTGAGGCCTTTGCAATTTGCCACTAATAGACTGATTTTTACACAAAAACATGCTTTGGAAAAATTAAAAAAAATCGGAATCATGGTAGACTTCACTGACCATGATACTCTGTCTTGGCACCAAAGACAACAAGCATTGTTACATCGAATTGAACACGATAAATCTGTATATTCAATTGATCAATTAACCGAGCAGGCTTTACACAATCGAGATCTATTGTTAAAATGGAAACACAAAGTTCATGCCACTGATTTTTTTGATAAATTGTTTGATGATTTATTATCAACGTAATTAGTTATAAGATTCGCCTACGTCACAGGCAAGTAAAACGGCACGAGTGGGCCATAAGCCACTGGAGAAGAAATTTGTCATATATCGACGCACTATTTGATCGAGACCACGATCGCATACACATCGTGGGTCGCCGCGATGGTGCTCGCTACTACGAGGAACATCCTGCCAACTATGTTTTTTACTACGACGATGCCCGCGGCAAGTTTAGGTCGATCTATGGCACACCTGTAGCACGCTTCTCCACACGCAATTCTAAAGAATTCCGCAGAGAGATGGCCATCAACAAAGGCAAGAATCTCTACGAGGCCGATATCAATCCCATATTCCGTTGCCTGGAAGAAAACTACAAAGGTCAAGACGCACCACGACTGAACACAGCGTTCTTTGACATCGAAGTAGATTTCGACCCCGAGCGTGGATTCAGCCGCCCTGAAGATCCATTCAATGCTGTCACTGCGATCTCTGTGTACATGGACTGGCTGGACCAACTGGTCACCTTGGTTGTTCCACCGCGGCACATGAGCATGGCCACAGCAGAAGAAATCGCCGCGGAATTCCCCAACACCTTTGTGTTTGAACAAGAAGCAGAACTCTTGAGCACGTTCCTCAACATCATCCAAGATGCTGACGTGCTCAGTGGATGGAACTCCGAGGGCTATGACATACCCTACACCGTGATGCGTGTCACACGCATACTCAGCAAGGATGACACACGCAAGTTCTGCTTATGGGATCAGTTACCTAAGCAGCGTACTTTTGAAAGATTTGGTGCGGAGAATCTCACTTTCGATCTCGTGGGACGTGTGCATCTGGACTACATGCAACTGTATCGCAAATATACCTATGAAGAACGGCACAGTTACAGCCTGGATGCTATCCTGGAGTACGAAGAACTGGGATCTAAGACCAAGTTCGAAGGCACGCTGGATCAGTTATACAACCAGAACTTCAAGACGTTTATTGAATACAACCGCCAGGATGTCAACGGCTTGGCACAGATCGATCGCAAACTGAGATTCCTGGATCTGGCCAATACTCTGGCACATGAGAACACAGTGCTGTTGCCCACTACCATGGGGGCTGTGGCTGTCACCGAGCAGGCCATCATCAACGAGGCACATGAGCGTGGCATGGTTGTACCTTGCCGCCGAGAACGTTTCACCGATGAAGACACACAGGCCGCAGGTGCCTACGTGGCCTATCCCAAGAAAGGCATGCATGACTGGGTGGGTTCAATAGACATCAACAGCCTATATCCGTCATGCATCCGTGCGCTGAACATGGGACAGGAAACCATCGTGGGACAACTGCGGTCCACCATGACTGATCGCTACATCTCGGAAAAACAGCAGGGCGGTGCCAGTTTCGCTGCGGCCTGGGAAGGTCTGTTTGGCACCCTGGAATACACCGCTGTGATGGAACAACAGCGAGGCACTGAAATCACTGTGGACTGGCAGGACGGTGCGGAAACCGTACATTCTGCTGCAGAAGTATGGCGGATGATCTTTGATTCAAATCAGCCTTGGATGCTGAGTGCCAATGGCACCATCATCACCTATGAAACAGAAGCAGTGATCCCGGGCTTGCTCAAACGCTGGTATGCTGAACGCAAAGAGATGCAGGCTAAATTGAAGGAATGCGACAACAAAGAAGATGAAGAGTACTGGGACAAACGCCAGTTGGTGAAAAAGATCAACTTAAACAGTCTATATGGTGCCATCTTGAATCCCGGCTGCAGATTCTTTGACAAACGCATCGGACAATCAACCACGCTCACGGGTCGGGCCATCGCACAGCACATGGATGCCTATGTGAATGAGTGTATCACTGGTGAATATGATCACACTGGTGCAGCCATCATCTACGGTGACACTGATTCGTGTTATTTCACTGCATGGCCTGCGCTACGAGATGATGTGGAAGCAGGCCGCATGACATGGTCCAAAGAAACTGCGGTAGCCTTGTATGATTCGATCGCTGATCAAGTCAACGAAAGTTTTCCTGGATTCATGGAGCAGGCTTTCCACTGTCCCAGAGACATGGGATCAGTGATCCGTGGCGGCAGAGAACTGGTGGCTAGCCGTGGCCTGTTCATTACCAAGAAACGCTATGCTGTGATGTACTATGACAAAGAAGGCAAGCGATATGATGTTGGTGGCAAGCCAGGCAAGGTCAAGGCCATGGGCCTGGATCTCAAACGTTCAGATACTCCACGAGTGATCCAGGACTTCCTCAGTGAACTGTTAAGTGACGTGTTGCAGGGTGGCGACCGCGACACAGTGATCGAAAAAATACGCGAGTTCAAATATGCGTTCTCCGAAAGACCAGGCTGGGAAAAGGGCAGCCCCAAGCGTGTGAATAATCTCACGCAGTATGCCAAGAAAGAAGAACGCGAAGGCCGTGCCAACATGCCCGGTCATGTGCGAGCGGCCATGAACTGGAACACCATGCGCAAGATGAACGGCGACAACTATTCCATGCAGATCGTAGACGGCATGAAGACCATCGTGTGCAAACTCAAATCCAATGCCCTGGGTTGGACCTCCATTGGGTACCCCACCGACGAACTGCATCTGCCGCAGTGGTTCCGAGAACTGCCTTTTGATGATGCCGAGATGGAAGCCACTGTGGTGGATCAGAAGATAGACAATCTCCTGGCGGTGTTGGGTTGGGATCTAGCCAGTGCCACCAACACCGAAAATACTTTCCAATCCTTATTTGAGTTTTAATATGAAGCTCAGTGAATTGGTGGCTTACAGAGAATTGTTGGAAGAAATGCGAGGCAAGGTAGATCCTCATATCATCCGTGATGCTTTGGATCCTTTGATCTATGTGGTTTCTTCTGCAAATAATCAATTCCCCAATGTACTTGCAGAACTACAAAACACTAGAAATATGGCCCACCAGTCACTGGCCGGATTCATGGATCAATTCGACGTGTTGATTGGCCGAGTAGTTGATCAGATCGCAGCACTGGAACCTGCGTACCTGGCTGCCAGTTACCGCTTGTACGAAGAAGGATCTGAGTATGATTCTGTGGAACATGTATTAGACCGTAGATTTGGCACCTCTGATGAAATTACACAGTACATACAGAGTCGTGTGCAGGCACACAGCCACTGGAAGCATGCTGGCATGATCATACGCCCCGGTCGAGAATCCTGGATCGAACACATGGTGGCCTGCGATCCGTTGTATGTGATTGACACCCATCATGATCTTTTTGCTCCTACCAAACAAAAGTTTTCCGAACTATACAGATCAAGACTGCGTTTCATGGCCATACAAGAAAGCAGTGAACGTACCATGTTACATGATCTGCCTGACAATCAATTTGGATTCTGCCTGGCATATAATTTCTTCCACTACAAACCTTTTGAGATAATGCGTGGTTATCTCAACGAGATCCACGCCAAACTCCGTCCCGGTGGTGTGTTGGCTTTCACCTTCAACGACGGAGATCGTCGAGGAGCAGTGGATCTCGCGGAACGCAACATGAACTGTTACACTCCAGGAAGATTGGTCACAGCAATATGTGAAAAGCTGGGTTTTGAAATAGAACAAAAACACATCATCAGTGCTGCCGCCACTTGGATAGAACTACGCAAACCTGGCGTCAAAACCAGTCTGCGAGGTGGTCAAGCCCTGGCAGAATTAAAACCGAAATAGTTGCATGATCTAAATAATCACTGTACAATAATCAAACATAGGAGAACAACATGAGAGACCACTTACTAGATTTAGTAGAACATACTTTTGACCTTGGCTGTATAGATCTTGTCAAGATCACAGGCACTGCCAAAGAAACTCTGATCGCCGGCCTGGCCGAGGATCGATCAGTGGTAGTGGAAGGTCGATTCCTGGCACCGGTGCCAGAGTTCATTGGCACGTTTGGCATGCCCAATTTGAGCAAACTCAAGATCCTGCTGAATCTCGCAGAGTACCGAGAGAATGCCACCATCACTGTCACCCGCCAGGAACGCAACGGCGAACAGGCCGCAGTGGGCTTGAACTTCAAAAATGCTGCAGGCGACTTCAAAAACGACTATCGCTTCATGACCGCAGAGATCGTGGCAGAGAAATTGAAAACTGTCAAGTTCAAAGGTGCCAACTGGCACATCGAGTTTGAACCTACCATAGCTGGCATACAGCGATTGAAGATGCAGGCCCAGGCCAATGCGGAAGAACCTGTGTTCCAGGTCAAGACTGACGGCACAGATCTCAAGTTTTCATTTGGAGATCATTCCACACACGCCGGAGAATTCGTGTTCCAACCTGCCATCACTGGTACGTTGAAACATGCCTGGTCCTGGCCAGTGAAACAGGTGATATCCATCCTGGATCTCACTGGAGACAAGGTCATGC